CAACTAGCACATTGGTTAGCCAATATGAAAGCTGGAAGGGCTAAGAAAAAATGAAAATAAATGAATTATTAAACGAAGCAGTAGCAGGCCCGGAAAAATGCTGGCCCGGACATCGCAAAGTAGGTACAAAACCTGGTACTGGTAAGAATGCCGGCAAGCGTGTAAATGACTGCGAAAAGATTAAAGAAGATGATGTATCAGAATCTGAGTTAGATCGTATTAAACAACTAAGCGGCTTGATTAACGAACAAGTTGAACAGCAATTTGATCTGATAGAAGAAATGGTCGAAGCATGGGCCGAAGCGCACGGAGTTGATGCTGAACAGATTTGGGAAGATTTCGAAAGCGTAGATGATCAAGAATTACTGGACGAAGCAGCGGCATGGAGAACTAGTAAAGGCAAGAGCAAGTCAGGCGGCCTAAATGCCAAAGGTGTTGCCAGTTACCGTCGTGAGAATCCAGGTAGCAAACTACAAATGGCTGTAACTACAAAACCTAGCAAACTAAAGAAAGGCAGTAAAGCAGCTAAACGCCGTAAATCATTCTGTGCTAGAATGGGCGGGGTTAAAGGCCCTATGAAAAAGCCCAATGGCAAGCCAACTCGCAAGGCCTTGGCATTACGTAAGTGGAACTGCTAATGAAAGTAGGTGAAATTGTTACAGAAATGCGCCAGCCTAATCCAACTAAACGGCAAACGCAGTCCACTGTTGGATTAAACACTTATAAAGACGGTGAAAAAGCTGACAGCACTTACACATCCTATAGATTAGGTATGGCAGTAGCAGGCGCAAACGGAAAAGATCCTATCGATATGGATGGCAAAAGTTGGGCAGGAAAAAATAAAACTACTCATCCATATACACACGAAGAACAAGAGATGCTAAAACAAGCATACAAAGCTGTTGGCGCAAAATACAAAGACTTAAATCACGGTGACTTAAAAAGTAAAGAATTGGAAAGCACTTATAAAAAAAGTCCTATCGCTGCACGTAAAACGAACAAATACGGAGTATAATCACTCTTGACAACAGTGCAATAAAAATGTAATATATAGTATCACTAGGGGTTACTATGATTATAGGGTTTGTAGGATTTATCGGTTCGGGCAAAGACACTGCCGCAGATTACTTGGTTAACTTTCACGGATTCCGCCGTGACTCATTTGCAAATACATTAAAAGACGCGGTTGCAGCCGTATTTGGTTGGGACCGCGTTCTCTTGGAAGGGCGCACAAAAGAAGCCCGAGAATGGCGTGAGCAACGTGACGAGTGGTGGAGCAATCGTCTAGGTAAAGATATTACACCAAGACACATCTTACAATATTGGGGCACTGAAGTATGCCGTAACGGCTTTCATGACGATATCTGGATTGCCAGCTTAGAAAACAAGATGCGTAAAACAGGTGACAACATTGTTATTAGCGATGTACGTTTTCCTAATGAGATTAAGTCTATCAAAGCCGCAGGCGGCCAAGTAGTGCGTGTAGTTCGTGGTGAGGATCCTGAATGGTATCAAGATGCTTGGAACATGAATCAAGGCCCTAAACATATGAGTTGGTCTATTAGTAAATCACGTATGGAACAACGTAAAATTCATGCCAGCGAAACTGCATGGATTGGAAAAGATATTGATTTAGAAATTGACAATAACGGTACTATTGACCAACTGTTTGAACAAATTAGAAATCTGGTTGAAGGCCAGCTTGTTTCCAATTAAATTGTTCTTTAGCCAGTATGCGTTGGCAGTTAGCGCAGACTGTTTTTAAATTAGCAGCCCTAGTGTTGGTCATGTTACCATCAACGTGAAACACATTGAACTGTTCTAAATTCTTGCTTTTAAAGCCGCATTTGTCACACAGCGGTTTCATTCTATACCCGTCCTGATACCACTTGGGTATTCCTGCTCCTACGCCCCCAGTAAGGCACACTTCACACTTGCGCCTATAATAGGTTCTTCCGTTTTTTTTATAGTTGATGGCGGCCGGTCTGTGCCCGCAAATGCATAATGGTCTTGGCATAATAGTATTTAGTTGCCCTTTTCATCCCCTTTTCATGGTGGTATTAGCTGTATATTTTTGATCAAAAACAATAAATAATGTTAGAACAAGAACACCTTAGGAGAATCCAATATGGCATTAAGTTCACCAGGCGTAGAAGTCAAAGTAATTGACGAATCATTCTATACACCAGCTGCTCCAGGTACAGTCCCACTAATTATTGTAGCCACAGCAGAAAACAAACAGAATGGAGGCGGAACAGGAATTGCACCTGGTACGCTAAAGGCCAACGCCGGCCAAGCATATTTAATTACAAGTCAAAAAGATTTGGTCGATACTTTTGGAGATCCGTCTTTCAAAACAGACAGCAACAACAATCCTATTCATGCTGGCGAACAGAATGAATATGGGTTACAAGCTGCATATAGTTTATTAGGTGTTAGCAATCGTGCATTTATTGTACGTGCCGATTTAGACTTAGATCAATTAAACGCAACCAACACAGCACCTGCTGCTAATGCAGCTAACGGAACTCATTGGTTAGATACACAAAATACAGCATGGGGTATATTTGAATGGGATGGCGCACCAGCAACAGCTGGCGGACAAAAGTTTGTCAATAAAGCAGCCATTGTTATCACAGACCCAACACAGTTAAACGGTAACGGTAAGCCACTTGGTTCATTAGGCAAAAACGGCAGCTATGCTGTAATTGTTACTGATTTAAACGTTGATACACCTGCATTAACAACCAGTCATCCATTAAGTTTCTGGTACAGAAACGACAGCGGAGAGTGGGTACAAATTGGTAGCGAAGAATGGGTTGACAGTTTCAATGACGAACCAAGTTTAGCTATTCAACCGCATACAGAAGTTCCGCAGTGGAAGGCCAGTGGTGCAACTCCTGCAGGTACAGGAAGCGTATGGATCAAAACAACTGAGCCTAATCTAGGCGCACGTTGGAGAGTTAAGCGCTGGAACAGTGCTACATTAGCATGGGAAGCACTAGATGCACCGTTGTATCAAGGCCATGAAGAAGCATTGTTCAAAATGGACAAGGCAGGCGGTGGTGCTAATTTAGCACTAGGTACTGTTTATATTCATTACAATACAGCTATTTCTGAAAATCAAATATTTAGAAGAGGCGCAACTGGTAAGACAACAATTAGAACAGCTAAAATTACAGCTACTTCATTTACAGAAGGCGTTCAAGGATTCATAATGGCAGAATCATTGAAAGCTCAAGCTGCACTTGGTGTCGATAAAGTTGTTGAATTTGAAGCAACTGGCGTTGCTGTTGCTGACGCAATTGCATTTGCCAATGCGATTAATGCAGCTGGATTTGTAAATGTCGAAGCATCAGTTGATAGTCAAAACCGTGTTGTTATTACGCACGATTTAGGCGGCAATATGCATTTCACAGAAAGCGATACAGAAAACAACCCGTTAGCTGGCGCTGGATTCACTACTTATGTGTATGAGCCTTCAAGCGCAAACTACGGTACTGGTATAAGATTTTTACAAGATGATCTAGACGGTGACCATGATTTTGTAGCAAGTAATTGGGAACCATTAGTATATGTTGCATCTAACGATGCACCTACTAGCTTAACTACAGATGGTACATTATGGTATAGCTCAGTAGTTGATGAAATCGATCTTATGATTCATGACGGTAGCAAGTGGGTGGGCTATTTAACTTCTACAAGTCCGTTTTATGATGCTGATGCAGCAGACCGTACTGACCCAGCAGGTCCAATTGTTTCAGCAACTGCTCCAGAAACACAGAGTGATGGAACTGCATTAAAAGCAGGTGATCTATGGATCAGTACTGCTGATATGGAAAACTTCCAAACAATTTACAAATTCAATAGTGATTTAGTAAAGTGGGTATTAGTTGATAAGAGCGATCAAAGTACAGAAGATGGCATATTGTTTGCTGATGCACGTTACAACACTGCTGGTTTAAACAGTTTCGAAGCTGGTGCAATCGAAGACTTGCTATTAAGCAACTTCGTTGATCCAGATTGTCCAGATCCTGCATTATATCCAAAAGGTATGCTGCTATGGAATTTACGTCGTTCAGGCTTCAACGTCAAACGCTTTGTACAAAATTACATCGACACAGCAGAAGATAACCCAAGATTTGGTTCAGGATCAGGCGAGTCAATGGAAGCATATTATCCACATCGTTGGGTAACAGAAAGCGGAAATCAAGACGACGGTTCTGGCACATTTGGTCGTAAGGCTCAGCGTAAAGTTGTTGTGCAAGCATTACAAGCTACAACTAACAGCAATCAAGCTATTCGTGATGAAGAATCAAGAATCTTTAACTTAATTGCTTGCCCAGGATATCCTGAACTAATCGGTGAGATGATTACATTAAACTATGATCGTGGATTGACTGCGTTCGTAGTCGGTGATACTCCAGCACGTTTAACTCCAGATGCAACTAGTTTGTTAGCATGGGGATTGAATCAGAACTTGGCATTAGAAGATAATGACTTAGGCGGTGTAAGCTATGATGAATACATGGGTATGTACTATCCTTGGGGATTCACTAGTGACAACTTTGGTAACAACGTAGTTGTTCCTCCAAGCCACATGGCGCTAAGAACTATTGCTTTAAACGATCAAGTTGCTTATCCATGGTTTGCACCAGCAGGTGTAAGACGTGGTGGCGTAACAAACGCAACAGCAGTTGGTTACGTAGATAGCGAAGGTGAGTTTAACAGTGTAGCTCTAAATAACGGTCAGCGTGATACATTGTATGAAGTTAAGATTAATCCGATTGCTTTCCTAACAGGAACAGGACTAGTTGTGTATGGTCAAAAGACTCGTGCAAAAGCAGCTAGCTCGTTGGATAGAGTTAATGTTGCACGTTTAGTTGTTTATCTACGCAGACAATTGAGTGTGCTCGCTAAACCATATATCTTTGAACCTAATGACAAGATTACTAGAGATCAAATTAAGTCAGCAGCTGAAAGTATCATGTTAGAACTAGTTGGGCAACGTGCTCTTTATGATTATATTGTTGTGTGCGATGAGTCCAACAATACGCCAGCAAGAGTTGACCGAAACGAATTATACTTAGACATTGCTATTGAACCAGTCAAGGCTGTGGAATTCATTTACATTCCACTACGCTTGAAGAATACTGGTGAAATCGCTGCGTTAGGTTAATCCTATAAAATAAAGGAAAAAGAACATGGCAATTTCATCATTAACAAAATTCACAGTTCCAATTGACGGACAACAGTCACAGGGCATGTTAATGCCTAAGCTAAAGTATCGTTTTAGAGTTAAATTGATTGGATTTGGAGTTACCTCAGGCGATGCTACAGAATTAACTAAGCAAGTCGTTGATGTAACAAGACCTACAATCGCATTTGATCCTATTACATTGGACATTTATAACTCAAGAGTTTATTTGGCAGGAAAGCATACATGGACAGCAATTACATTGAATGTCCGTGACAGTGCTGACGGCAAAACAAACAAACTTATCGGAGAACAATTACAGAAGCAATTTGACTTCTTGGAACAAAGTTCTGCTGCAAAAGGTCTTGATTATAAATTTACAACACAAATTGAGATTTTAGACGGCGGTAACGGCGCAAATACTCCAGTAGTTTTAGAAACTTGGGAAGCATATGGCTGTTACTTAGAAAACGTTAATTATCAAAACTTAGCGTATTCTGCAAACGAAGCAGTAACAATTCAGATGACAATTAAGTACGACAATGCAGCACAAACAGTAGGTGTTGGCGCAACAACAATCGCAACACAAGCTGGCAGAAGTATTGCAACTGCTATTGGAAATGCAACTGGACCGGGTACAAACGGTTAATAAAAAGGCTCTTAGGAGCCTTTTTTTACGGCTTCATATTAAGTACTCTGTTTTCTTAACCGATAAATAATTGTATGTCAAGCCCGTATGTAAATCAATTCATCTCTGGACTCACTAGCCCTAAAGGCAACGTTGGGGATTTCCAACACGCCTCTAGAATGTTCGTTGATAGCAATTTAAGACTTGCTCCAAAAACCAAGTTCTTATTTCATGTATCCTTCAACATTAATCCTAGTGCGTTAAATACTATGAGTTTAAAATACCAACATCAAAATGAAATCAACATGTTGGTAAAAAAATGTGAGTTACCTAAATTTAACATCGTAACTGAAACGTTAAATCAGTACAACAGAAAAAGTATTGTGCAAGTACGTTACGATTACAATCCTATTAATATCTCCTTCCATGACGACAACTTAGGTGTTGTAAGTCAGCTGTGGCAAAATTATTATGGTTACTATAATGCAGATCCACAAGCCGCCGCTTTAAGAAACGCATATCAGCAAAATGCAATGTTAGGTGCAGGGTATCAACGAGCATCGTTTGGCCTAGACAATTTTAGCTCTGTTCCATTCTTTGAAGATATTACAATTTATCAAATGAGTCAGGGCGCATATGACAGTTACAAATTGATAAATCCAAAGATCATTGCATGGAATCATGACTCTATGGATTACGGTTCTAGTCAGCCAGCTGAACAAACTATGCAATTGGCATATGAAGCAGTGCAATATGATCAAGGAATTGTATCGAAAGGAAATCCTCCAGGATTTGCACAAGAACATTACGATAATACACCAAGCCCGCTAACTGTTGCCGGCGGCGGAACACGAACACTATTTGGGCGCGGCGGCGTACTTGCAGGAATAGAACAGGTATTCGGAGCATTAGGATCTGGTAAAGCATTTGAAAGTCCGGCAGCATTTATTGGTACAGCTATCAAAGCTGTTAATACCTATCAAAATTCAAAAAATCTAAGCAGTAATCAAGTTAGAAGCGAATTTGGAAATATCGCAGTTAGAGGATTAACTAGTTTAGCAGTAACAGGAATTAGCGGAGTTAATAATGTTAGCTTCCCTGTGCGTAATCCTACTGCTACTACAACAGCATCACCTGTTAATTTAAGAACTCCCGGAGGCGGAGCATAATGTCTATAAATTTACCCGTAGCAGCTGATACCGACAGCAGTACAGAAGTAAAAAGCTTCTTTGACAAATATTTTAAACATCAAGTTACATATCCAACTAATCAGATTGATGCGCTAGTTGGTTATTTCATGAAACGCGGATTTGAAGAAGAATCTGCAAGAAGCACATCAATTGTCATGTTGAATCAAGCTAGACAAGATGGCGTAAATGTTTTTCAACTGATTGACACATTACAACATATAACTGATGCACAATTAAGTTCCGTAGTAACAGAAGTCCTAAACGCATATAGAGAAAAAACCAGCACTCTTGGGTTTAAAATATTAACAGTTGAGGAAACTGTCGAGAGTCGCAACATTAGGCCATGAGCAGATTTTCTAGTGGAAAATTTACCCCAACGCAGTCGGAAAAATATGTAGGAAAAAAAACTCCTACGTATCGCAGCAGTTGGGAATTACACTTTATGCGATTCTGTGACACGCATCCGTCGATACAAAAATGGGCTAGTGAAGCGGTCAGCATACCATATCGATGCCCTATTACTGGCAAACAGACAATATATGTTCCTGACTTTTTTATACAATACACAGACAAGACTAATAAAATGCATGTTGAGTTAATAGAAGTTAAACCGCAAAATCAAACCTTACGAGAAAAAGTAGGTAAGAATAAGCATAACCAAATAGAATATCTACGTAATATAGCCAAATGGCGAGCAGCACAAGCATGGTGCGGTGCTCAGGGAATTAAATTTAGAATAGTCAATGAACAAGACTTATTCCATAACCCTAAGAAACGATAAGTAGTATTATGACCAAAAAACTTGAAGACTTATTAAATTTGCCAGAGAGCAAGAAAATAGTTGCGGCAGACAAAAAACCTGAAAAAGAACAGCCATCTCTGTTTCGAGATTTAGAAGAGTTTGATAAAATTTCTGCTAGCTTGCCTCAGGTCACTGGACTAGGCGACCTTGCAGACAGTGAGTTTGATGCATTAGCTCAACGTGCCACAGATGCCTACGATGACTTAATGGACTTAGGTATGAATGTAGAAGCACGTTATAGCTCAAGAATTTTTGAAGTTGCAGGCGGCATGTTAAAGAATGCTATCGATGCTAAATCAGCAAAGATTGACAAGAAACTAAAAATGATTGAGCTGCAACTTAAGAAGCAACAGATTGATCAAAAAGCAGGCAACGACAATGGAATACCTTTGCACGGAGAAGGAGTTATTATCTCTGATCGTAACAGTCTGCTTGAAAAGATCAAGGGCATGAAATAAATACTATATAAGCCGGATTACTTAAATGAAAACATATTTAGAATATTTGAAAGAAAGTGCTGATCAAAAGAAGTACGAATTCAAAATTAAGATTGCAGGAGATCTTCCAGATCATTGCGAAGATTGCATGAAAGCTGCATTTGAAAAATACAAAGTGAGCAAGTTCAGTAAAGGTAAAACTACCCCTATTCAGGCATCCCTAATGGAATTTCCTGATATTAAAAACAGTGTTATGACAGTGTTCGATGCTGAATTTGATTATCCTACTACCGGCACAGTACTTGCAGAACTAATTTCAACTTCAACTGGTATTTCAAGAGATGCTATTCGTGTTAGAACTCCAATAGAAGAAGAAAACTTAGAAGCGCAAGAACTTGTTCCAGATGAAAAGAAAACAGCTTTATTAAATCAAGACTACGACAAAGAAAGTCATCAAGATTTAGTAGGCGATAAACACGTTAGTAGTTTCTTAAAAACACTAGCTAAAATTAGTAAAGAAACACAACCTACACAGTATAAGGGCGTAAATGACAAGCTGTTAGCTAAAAGTGCCCCTAAAGAAAAAGCAGATTTAATGCCTAAAGCAGGCCCAGCTAAATCATTATTTGGATCCGTAACTAAATTAGATCCACGAAAAGGAAAATAAGATGAACTTTCAAGAACTGATGCAAAGAATGGTAGAGCTAGACCAGCCAACTAACGAACGAGCAGTTGGAGGGCAACCTGGAGTCAATAGACTTACCGGCAAACCGATGGCGCCAGCGGCAGTAGAACCAGATCACTTAGCTGAACCTCCACAAAGGGCACCAGCTGACCCTAATGCTCCTAACATGCTATCTAATAAAACTAGAATGCCGGATCCTGCTGCGGCCGCCAAGGCGCAAAGATCAGCAACAGCAAACGATCTTGCTAACCAGCAACAACCAAACGAGGGAAATCTATTTACTGGAAATTTAGAAAAGGCTCGTGCCGCAGGACAAGATGAAGCTGACCTAGACGGTGACGGTGACATGGAAAAAGTTCGCGAAGATGACGTTGAAGAATGTGGAATGCCAGGCATGAGCAACATGCCAAACGGTATGATGGGCAACCGTCAGCCTGATAGTGTTACGATGAATATCAGCATGAATGGCAACGGCGCTGGCGGTATCCGTGACTTAATGTCAGTATTAAGAGATCTTGAAAGCGGCGGCAACGCTGACCGAGGTCCTGAGGACGATGGCGGACTTGATCCAGCAGTTATTGTTAAAAAAATGTCGTCTGAGCCAATCATTGGACAAGAAGACTATTCTAATCAACCAGATGAGATATACTCAGACATTGATGCAGTTACAGGAACTGGAACAGATTTGCACAGCAACAATGGCGATCATCGCCAGCGTCAAGCTGGCTTGCCTATTGCAAAGCCTCAAATGGAAAGTCTTGTACAAAGATTATCACAGCACTATCAAGAAGTTAAATTTCGTTAATCTATCGAGATATCCAAAAAGCGGGCGTTTGCCCGCTTTTTTATTGTAAATAAACATATGACAAAAAGTTTAGATGGCGTACTGACCAAGAAAGCACATACTACTGAAACCTTTACTGAACAGATGATTCGGGATCTGGTTTTGTGTTCAGACCCCGATACTGGTTATCATTTTTTCTGTAGTAATTATTTTTATATACAACATCCTGTTAAAGGAAAAATGTTGTTTGAACCGTTTGGCTATCAAACACAGCTATTGGACGCATATCACGGCCACAGATTTAATATAAACATGCTACCGCGTCAAATGGGTAAAACTACTTGTGCTGCTGGTTATTTGTTATGGTATGCGATGTTTCATCCAGACCAGACTATTCTTATTTCGGCACATAAATTTACAGGTTCTCAAGAAATCATGCAGCGTATTCGTTACGCTTACGAACTATGTCCTGATCATATCCGCTCGGGCGTAGTAAATTATAACAAGGGCTCTATCGAGTTTGATAATGGATCACGCATTGTATCAACAACTACTACTGGCAACACTGGTCGCGGTATGTCAATATCCTTACTATACTGTGACGAGTTTGCATTTGTGCCACCAAACATTGCAGAAGAATTTTGGACGTCAATCTCTCCAACACTAGCAACTGGTGGTAAGGCAATTATTACCTCAACACCTAACAGTGATGAAGACACATTTGCTACAATTTGGAAAGAAGCTAATAAAAAGTTTGATGAATTTGGTAACGAGCAAGAAACTGGTATAAACGGGTTCTTTCCTTATACTTGCAAATGGAGCGAGCATCCTGATCGTGATGAAGCGTGGGAAAAAACAGAGCGTGGCCGAATTGGGGAAGAACGATTCCGACGAGAATATAATTGTGAATTCTTGATATATGACGAAACATTAATCAATAGTATTAAACTTTCTGAAATGGAGGGAATACAACCACTTATAAGTTTGGGCCAAGCAAGATGGTATAAAAAGCCCAATAAAGATCATATATTTGCAATTAGCTTAGATCCAAGTTTAGGCACAGGTGGTAACAGTGCTGCAATTGAAATTATGGAATTGCCCAGCTTTCGACAAATTGCTGAATGGCAACATAACCTTACACCTATACAAGGCCAAATTAAAGTGCTAAGAGATATGTTAAAATATCTTGTAGAACAAATCGGTGAAGAAAACGCAGGAAATGTCTATTGGTCTATTGAAAACAATACTGTAGGTGAAGCAGGACTTGTATGCATTAGAGATATAGGAGAAGAAAACTTTCCTGGCTTATTTTTATCAGAGCCGGTACGTAAAGGACATGTACGTAAGTTTCGCAAAGGATTTAATACTACCCACGGTAGTAAAATATCAGCAAGTGCTAGATTAAAATATCTAATAGAATCTGGAAAAATGAGCATCTATTCGAAACCGTTGATATCAGAATTAAAATCATTTATAGCAACAGGTGTTAGTTTTAAAGCAAAGCAAGGTGAACAGGACGACTTAGTAAGTGCAATGTTATTGAATGTTCGCATGAGTCAAGTACTTGCTGACTGGGATCCCCGCGTATTTGAAAGCATTAGTACTGGCGATGCATTTACAGACGACGATTGGGAAATGCCAATGCCAATCTTTATTTCGTCTAATTTAGGATAAATATCAGTATGGATAAAAACTTAGACAACATTGCCGAAGAATTGTTTGCTAAATTGCGCTCGCAGTTTTCTAAAATTAAATTAGGTAACGAAGAAAGCGATACTACAGACGAAGAAGCATCTGCAAGATCATTTGAATTTCCTTACGAGGAACAAGGACGAGCACTAGGAACAATTACTGTAACTATCTCACAAGAAGATGGCCTAGTGGCTATATATTCTAACGATATTATGGAACAGCAGTCTAGTTTTGTTAAAAAACGATTTTTTAATTTTCTAAAAGAGTTAAGAGAATTTGCCAAACAAAATTTCATGAGTTTTGATACTCGGGATATTGCAAAGAACAATTTAGAAAAACGAGATTACAAACACTTATCAAAGAAACATGGAGAGGGCAATATGACCGAAAGTAAATTATGGGGATCAGCTAGAACTAGCTATCAAGAAATTGGAGAAGCCAAAATTATTGTTAAACACAGTGCCCCAATTAATTTTGATAACCCTGCAGGCCGAACACAGCGAATTGAAAGCATCTATATTGAAAATGCCGTCGGGGAGCGTTTCCGTTATCCATTTAAACATTTAAACGGTGCTCGTGCATTGGCTCAACACGTTAATCACGGTGGCAATCCTTACGATAGTATTGGTCAATATGTTGTAGGACTAAGCGAAGAACTTGCAAATTTACGAATGTTTAAGGGTTATGTTGATCGTCACCCCTTAATTTCAGAAGCCATGGGATCTGTACAAACTAAAGTGTCAGAACGTATTGATTCAGTTAAGAAAGAAATATTTACACTTCAAAATCCGTCTCATTATTCAACATTCTCTGAATCATTTGTTGCAGCTGAGAAACAAGAAATACCAGAAGATGTAATGAACGACTTAGTAGATCGTTTAACGATCCGAAGCTTCAAAGAAGAATTAAAAAATGTATTTCCTTTTATCTATAAGCTAATAGACGAAAGTGATATTCCTGTTAAAACGTTGGGTATAGAAGATCTATTTACAGAAGAAACTAGTAAAGAAGAGTCGGACTATACTACTGCAAAAGAAGTTAAAGAATTTGCAGATTATGAAAGATTCATTAACGGAATCGCAGAAGATACTAGTATTTTTAGCGATAACGAAGATGCGAAGGCAGAAGCAATTGATCAATTAAATCAATTGATTGGTGCTCCTATGCCAGTTGGTGTTGATGGTACTAATGCTATTGAAAGCATAGGCGAATTAATCGACGATGACGAGTTAATGGATGTCTTTAAAGAATTAGCTGACATTGATCCAGAAAGTGATGCAAGAGATATTCTTAAAGATTATATCACTATTAAGGATCAAGAAAACGGTACTGATGTATTGTCTCAATTAAATTTTACTGACACCCAAGACACTCCTACAGCACCGCCTGAACCAGAACCGCCTGCTGAAGAACCAGTAGCTGCTGAACCTGCACCTGCAGAGCCTGCTGCTACTCAACCTCCGCCAATTGCTGAAGAGAAAGAAGATCCTCCGTTTGACGGTCCTTACAAAAAGCCAGGCGACAATAAAGATCAATATGGCAATACTGTTAAGAATCCTGCTCGTCATGCTGCTAAGAAAGGAATGGCTGCTGCCATTGCTAAAGCAAAGAAAGCTGGTGCAACATCTGAAACATTGATATCGTTTGGTGACAAACAACTCACATTAGAAACATTAGTTAAGATGGCTGGAATGCAAGTTGAGGATGTATTTGGAGATAAAACAAAACAGAGTCAAGGCGAACTAATTGAATTTATCAAATCAATGTTCGACGAAACAACAGGACAATTTCCCAAAGGTGAAGAAGGTGTTAGAATAGCCTGCGAGAAAAAGTTTGGAGAAGACTCTGTCGGTGTAGCTGAGAAAGTCATAAATCGATTACAAAGTGTTAATGAGATGAATCGAGTAAAGAAATTAGCCGGTTTGGCATAATTGCTCACAATTAAGCAAGATATCTCTTGCAAAGATAAATAAAAGTGCGTACAATAACATGTATGCACTTTTTTACTTTACGATGGTGTAAAGTAGATACAGGCAAAAACTAGCAGAAATGCAAAACATATAGGCTAACAATAGGAGAAATTATTATGGCAACATTAGCTGAAATTCGCGCAAAATTAAAAGAACAAGAAGGTGGTCGTACAAGCGGTGAAAGATCCGGAGGCGACAATTCAATTTATCCGTTCTGGAATCTTAAAGAAGGTCAAGAATCGGTAGTCCGTTTCCTTCCGGATGGTAACCCTGACAACACATTTTTCTGGGCTGAACGTGCAATGATCAAATTGCCGTTTGCTGGAATTAAGGGTGAGACTGATTCAAAACAAACTATCGTCAATGTTCCTTGCATGGAAATGTACGGCGAGACTTGTCCGATTCTTTCAGAAGTGCGCGGCTGGTTTAAAGATCCAGCATTAGAAGATATGGGTCGTAAATATTGGAAGAAGCGTAGCTACATCTTCCAAGGATTCGTTGTTGAAGACGGACTTAAAGAAACAGACCCGGCAGAAAATCCAATCCGTAGATTTATTATCGGACCTCAGATCTTTCAATTGATCCGTGGTGCATTGTTAGATCCAGAAATGGACAACCTGCCAACTGATATCCTCCACGGTGTCGATTTTAAACTTATTAAAACTTCAAAAGGTGGATACGCTGACTATTCTACATCAAAGTGGAGTCGTCGTGAGCGTCCATTGAATGACGTCGAACAAGCTGCTTTAACGCAAAACGGATTGTTCAATCTCAAAGACTTCCTTCCAAAGAAGCCAGGTGACGTTGAAGTAAAAG